ATTGCGGGAACGGTATCATTTGCAAACAGATTAGTTGGTTACCTTGCAAATAGTTTTAAGGTAGGCAATTCAATGGTTGAGAATTTTACAAAATACAATGCTCAACAATTTACATGGTACGAGTCATTTTTTGAGTCAAAATCTTATTCATTAGTAAAAAGTTTTCAAAAGTTTACCGATGCTATGTTTAGCGAAAAACCCGCGCAAACATATACACAAGCAGCAGAGCAATTGCGCCAATTGATTAAAATGTCGGAAGCAAACAAAGCTATGCTTTCGAGTGGTGCAATAGATTTAACTGATTTTATTAGAAGGCAAGCAGTGATTAAAGGCGGTTTTGAAGCCGTTAAAAATCAAATGCAATTACTTAAAACACCTGTCACAACAACACAAACGGCAGCCAAAGGAATGGGTGCTGCAACAACTGAAACAGGCAAAGCCAAAGGCGGCACATCGACATCCGTTGTTGAAAGCAGGGGAGTGCAAAACTTCAACATATCAATCAAAGAGTTTGGCAATATTGTTTTGAACACTACCAACATCAAAGAGGGTGCAACACAAATCAAAGAAACAATAACACAAGCGTTAATCGAAGCGGTTAATGACTTCCAACTTATGGCAACAAAATGAGTTTAAAGTTTTACATACCATCACCGGCAGCAAAAACAAACTTTCGCACCTTATCAAAGGGCTTCGGTCTTCCTTTGGTGCAACGTGCGATAGTTGAAGCAAGGAATTTCAATATCAAAACAGATCCGCCCGATGCAACAAGTTTATTGGGCACACCTGTGTATGATACGCTATTCATTGAACGACCTAATTATACTACGTTTGAATTTAATGATTTTACGAATAAATACGTACAAACAGCAAGTGCGCTTGACTATAATAAACCCGCAGGGCAGGCAATAACCAATGACACGCCCGATAACACTATTGGCCTATTTCTTAACGGTGTTATCATTGATGCAACTATTGTAAAAAATATCATTAAAACCGAATTAATCGACCATGTTGGAACGGTTAAAGAGTATATCGGACAAGGTGATATTGACTTAACTATACGTGGCTACGTGGCTACACAAAACCCCGATGAATATCCCGATGTTGAAGCGAGGTTAATTAAGGCATACGCATCAGCACCTGTGGCATTGAATGTAACATCAAGATTTTTAAACGAGATTTTAGGGGTAAACAAAATAGTTGTTGATAGCTTGAACATGCAACAGCAACAAGGGATGCGTAATGTGCAATACTTTCAACTTAACTGTTCAAGTACAGTTGATTACACCATAGCCGAGAAGAAGAATGTTTAGGATAGTTTGCCGTATAATATTAGAGCAGCAGGGCAATGGCCGCAATCAAACGTTTATCTTTGATAAGGTCAACAAGGTAACGGTAACACGCTCATTTGATAAGCAAACACAAACGGCATCAATAACTTTACCGCGTAATGTGATATACAACAGCAAGAACATATACGAGGGCGCAAACGCTTTGATGCGCAGGGGTGATAAGGTTACAATCATTGGCGCATATTATCCGAATGAAACCGTTATATTCACAGGTTACATTGCAAAGATTAACAACAATGTACCTATTGAATTATTGTGCGAGGATGAAATGTTTTTGTTGAAGCAGGCCATAGCACCAAACTTAACTTTTAAGTCGGTTAATTTGCGCACGTTTTTAGAAAAGATGCTTGAAAACACCTCAACACCATTTAAGGCCATCAATGCTGAATTAGGGCAGATACGGTTACAAGGCGCAAGCATCGGTAAGGTGTTGCAAGTATTACGTGACCAATATGGTTTATATTCGTTCTTTGTCGATGGCGTTTTAAAGGTCGGTTTGCCATTCTATAAAGATACAGCGCAATCGGCCGTGTTTCTATTTGAGAAAATGATATACGATGGTATGGAGTTGACATACTTAAAGAAAGATGATGTTAAGGTCCAAGTCAAAGGTATATTGATTAAAAACAATGCCCGAGAGGAGTTTACTTATGGTGACCCAACAGGTGATATTCGCACGGTGTTTCAATATGGTGGCACCAAGGCCGATTTAGATATTAAGTGCAATTCGTTTTTAGAGCAGGCGAATTACACAGGTTATTATGGCAGTTTCAAAACGTTTTTAGAACCGAAAATGATACCCGGTGATTATGCCATTGTTGACAGTTGGAAGTTCCCAGAACGCAAAGGAACGTACCTCATCAAGTCAGTAACAACAGAGGTAAGTGTTGATGCAGGTGGCAAGCAGACAATTGAATTAGAACGTAGAATATTATGAGTAAAGAAGTAACGGACATAAGGCAAGCAATACAAGCGTTAAGCGGTATCACTGATTTGACTTACGAGGGTGTAGCGTGCAAGGTGAGCGACATTGATTTGGCTACGTTCACCTGCACATGCACTCCGATAAACGGTGATGCAGAGTTCTTTGATGTGCTACTCAATGCCGATGCCGATAAAGGATTTACATTGATACCCAAAGATAATAGCGTTGTAATCGTACAACAAACATCACAGGCAACGGCCTATGTTAGCATGGTGAGCAAGGTGGACCAAATATACTTGGCAGGCGATGCGAATGGGGGGTTGGTTAAGGTGAATGATTTAGTAAGCAAGTTGAATAATTTAGAAAATAAAGTAAACGCAATGATTTTAATATTTAATGCGCATGTTCATGCAGGAGTAACACCCGGCACTGGAAGTTCTTTAGTAACTCCAACATTGATTGCAGGAACATTAATACCAACAACAGCAAACGAATTACAAAACAACACAGTCAAACATGGCAACGGCTAAAGATTTCTTGCAAAACAACGATAACGATTTATTAATCGAAAACAACGATTTCGTTATCGGCAACAGTGATGAAGATCACATTGTTGACATTATCAATTCAGCGCAGGGCGATTGGAAAGAATACGTGCTTTGTGGTGTGAATATTGATAATTACCTCAACAGTAGTGGTGCGCAGTTGCAGTTAAAAAAACAGATACTATCACAACTTGCGCAGGATGGGTACTCATCAATAACGGTTAACTTCAGCGATAACAATTCAACTAACTTCGAGGTCGATGCAATACGTAGTTAAGAATGGACAAGTGATTTACGATGTTGCCGTACAACTTTACGGTGATGCTCAATATTCGGTTAAGCTATGTACGGATAACAACATAACGATAACGGACTCAATTGATAACCTTACATTGACTTATGATGAATTTATTAAGAAGAACATCATAGCCGCAGCGATAAAGCAACAGAACACACCACAACAACCCGATAACAGATATTACATTAAGCAAACGCAATCTGTTTATGATTTAGCTTTACAATTCGGTTACGGTATTGATGAAGTTGCCAATTTTTGTCAACTCACAGGGTTAGATATTACTTCGGATAGCGTGGGCGGACAAATAATTCAAGTTACTAAATTGCCTAATAATTTACCTCTTAATAGTATATTTGCCACACAGTTTTTTGAGGAGCAAGTGGTGGGATATATACTTATGGAAGATGGTTTTTACTTGTTGCAGGAAAACGATAATAAAATACTACTATAATGGCTGATAAGAAAATAAGTGGCTTAACATCCGCAGGTGCGTTAGCAGGCACGGAGCCAGTGCCAATTGTGCAAGGTGGTGTAACGGTTAAAACAACCGTGCAGGATATTGCAGACCTTGCAAGCGGTGGTGTTGCATCAGTTAGCGCAGGAACAAACATATCGGTAACAGGTACATCAACTAACCCTATCATTAACTCGTTATCGGATAGGTATAAGACCACATCGTTAACAAGTAACACAATAGGCAATGGTAGCAAAACATTCACAGTTGATGCTAACTTGTCTTATATTATTTTACAAGAAGTGTTGATAGTGTTCAATTCAACTAACCACATGCACGGTACTGTAACAAGTTATAATTCTACAACGGGTGCTTTGGTAGTTGATATTAAAAATCATACAGGAAGCGGAACTTATAATCTATGGAGTATCAACCTTGATGGAACACCTGTTGATGCTATTACAGGCAGTGGAACAGCTAACAGATTGGCATACTTCACGGCAGCACAAGTGATTGATGATGCAGCAGCAATAACAGCATCAAGAGCATTGATTAGCGATGCCAACGGAATACCAACACATTCAGCAACAACATCAACTGAATTGGGTTATGTTAGTGGCGTTACAAGCAGTATTCAAACACAGATAAACACCGCTTCGACATTATCAATTGAATGTATATCGGGAACGATAACAACTCCTGTTGATGCAACTACTTACTTTTGGTGCATCGGTGGAACATTCCTAACAGCATCAACTGCATCAACAGGGCAAGGAAGTAAATTTGCATACAACTTTGAACTTATTGGCATAACTATTAGAATGACCACTACAACAACAGGTTCAAATGAGGATAGCACGCTTTATTTAAGAAACATCACCGCAGGAACATCAACGCTTATGGGTACATTCAAAACAAATGGTAACCTTGCATACACAAGTATCACAGGGTTAACCATTAGTTGCAACACAACAGATGAATATTGTTTAGAAGCAAGAACACCAACATGGGCAACTAACCCCGCTAATTTACGCTTAACGGCTTCATTGTTTTTAAGACGCACATAATATGACAATTACTTATAAATTGCAAGGCGATGGCCGTAATTCGTGGCTTATCGTAGATAACGAGGACAAGTATATGATGTACGAAAGTCCAGCAAATCACTTCCATAATGAAATGATGAAACAAGTGTTGGAAGATA